CGGTACTATTATCCGTGATACTCGATACATTAAACGATGCGCGGATAGCGACTGTGCCTGTACCATTAAAGTTCACCCACGCACGACAGAACGTACCAATCTGCGTACCAGCACTATCCTGAATCGTAGGAGGCGTGTTCGCAACACCGTTCTTAAGCACCAGTGTGCTAGTGCTATCGGCTTGCAGTGTATCTGCTACAACAGTTCCAGCCATGATTTACTCCCAAAGCAGATTAATAGTGCCAGCGGATGGCGTTGTGTCAAAAGTATCTGTACCGTTGACGGTTGTAATGCGAACTCGGTCGAGTGCGCCGGAGAGAGTAACTGTTCCGCCTGACGCGCTAGCACCTCCGTTACTGCTCGGCGTAACACTTTGACCAATAGAGCCTGACGAAATATACTGAAATCCTGTTACTAAAACTATGGTGGCCGCACCGGAATGACTTTCTGCAGCAGTTGTGTCCCCAGTCAAAATAAAACCTGCTGTACTTCCTGCGTTTGAAGTATTTGCTGACCAAGCGCCTGATGCATACCCGCTGGTAGTGAAAGAACCTGAACCTATTTGGACAAGAATATTAGATGTGCCATTCGTACTCACACCGCTAAACATCACCGTGATCCGCTTAGCCCACGATGGAATTCCGGTAAAGTCAATTGATGTTTGACCAGCACAAGTAACAGCAGTACCCGACACAATAGGCGCTAACGTACCTGTGACATTCACCAAGGTCTGTGTCGTGCTGCCAGCTACCGCAGGGGCTGATACCGTAATCGATCCGCTGGTATCGCCTGATAGAACTAAAGAAGCCATAATTTATCCTTGTATCAAAGTACAACCCAGCGAGCGCCGGACGAAACAGTGACAATCACCGGTGCGGTGATCGCCGTTAGCGACACTGACTGCGAGTTATTGACCGTGTACGTGCCGATGCCGCCTGTGGCCGTGCCCAGCGCCGTGATCGTCGTGTTGGCGCTAATGCCCGAACCCAAGACCACTGAACCCACACCCAAGGCGCCAGAGGTCGCGGTGTCGATCGTTAGCGTCGTGCCTGCAATACTGCCGGTGCCAACAAAGCCAGCACCCAGCGTGATTGGGCCGGTGGTCATGGCATTCTTGGTCGATGGGATTGTATAACTGATCGTGACCGTCTGGTCATTCTCATAGAACACCTCGTCCGGCCCACCGCCTGTGGCGCCTGCGCCGTTACCTACCGAACCCCACTGGTTGTTGCTGAACCCCTCAAAGGTATCTAACGTGCTGTTGTAGCGCAACATGCCTTCAGCAGGCGCAGCAGGACGGTCGGTAGTCGCACCTACCGGCATCTGAACATAGCCCGTACCGGAGAAGGTGACATTTAGCGTGGCTGACAAGCTGGTGAACGCGCCAGTGTCAGGCGACACGTCGCCGATCGGCGGGGGTGAACCAAACGACAGGTTGTCCACCGGCACCAGAATGTTATCCGTGGTGTACTGGGGGACATCGTTCTCATCCGTAATAACGAACTTGTACGCAATCGTCGGCTGCAGCCAAATGTTGGCCATGCCGCGCGAATCCAGAATGATCGGGTTGGTGTTGGCGGTGCCGCCAGCCTGGTCGGTGTACGTCGCAATCGGCGTCGTCGTGCCGCCCGCGTAGGTGTAAACCTTACCGGCGACGAGTGGATCGCCGTTGGCGTCGAAGAACTGCTGCTTGGGTGTTGGGGTTAGGGATGCCATTTATCACCTACGATTAAGATTGTTTTGGTTTTCGGCTGCCAGCGCATTGGATACCTGCACACCACCTAAAGTAAGCGGCGAACGCAAACCAAGCCCGGTATCACCGCGCATCATACGCGATGCACCTTTACCGGCGCGTACAAATGGGTCTGCCAAACGCTCACCTTTAGCTTGTCGGGCGAGTGCTTTTTCTAGCACATCAGCAGCTAGTTTAGGGTCAAGCATCTCGGTCGCCAGCTCCAACGCGACTTTTTCGTTAATCTTACCCTGTAACTTATCTATGATCGTGTTGGTAACGGTAACTATCTTACTAAAAAAGCCAGGTGCTTTAGACAACTCGGCAGCAGGCACCGCTTTGCCACCCTTAGTGCCAGCTTTGGCTTGCGATGCAAACTCCGCTTCACGCGCCAAGTCTTTACGAATACCTTCAACTATCTTAACTTGATCGGGCGTCAGTATTTCTGACAATTGCTGAAACCGACTCTGACCGGTAGATTGTTTTAGGGTAGTAGGTGCTTCTTTTAATGCTTGAGAAAATCTACCTGCGGTTTCCGCTACTGGCGTTTCTATAGCCGGTTTAAGTTTACCTTCAAGATACTGGCCGACCTGCATAATATTGATGGGCTTACTTGCCTCGGTATAGGCTTCGCGCGCTGCCGCGTAATTAGCAGATTTGCCTTCAAACCATTTTAAAAACTCGCCTCGCGTGTTCTTAATCGCAGATATTTCGTTTGACCCCAAACCAAAAGTTTTTGGGTCTTTAATAAGGTCGTCCATCGCCAATTTAAGGTAATGCAAACTCTTACCGTTAAACTTAGCGTATTCCGCAGGAACTGTTTTAGTGTCAAGCGGGCGGCCTTCAGTATCAACAATAGCCGAACCAACTTTTTGCTCCGGCACGTTTTTACCAATTTGAAACGTCTCGTTGCGCTCGGCGGCTAATTGTTTAGCGCGCGCTAATGCTTTCTCCATTGATGGACGGTCTAACAATGTATTAAGCGTATCGTCGGCCACAATAATTTGTTTATCTGCTTTGCCGTATAGCGGTTTAGTAGCCGCTTGACGAACGTTTTCAGCCCTCTGCAATGCGGCTTCGTCTTGCGCAATAGTGCCCAACGCGCGTTCGCGAGCCGCTTTATTAGCGATATCACGTTCGTAGTACGGCGTAGTCATCGCTTGACGGTTTGCGACTTCTTGTTGAAGTGCAGCGTATCGGGTAGACCCCGCTGGCGTTGCGGCCACGCCAGCGGTTGGCATACCGCCCGCTACATATTCGTCGTAGTTACGCAGCGCGTTAATAATCTCTTGGCCACGGCCTTCCGCCGCATCAGTTAGCGCAGAAAACTTAGGGCTTGACACTCTAGCTAAATAGTTAGTCCCCGCGCCAACCATTTTTCCGCCCAACTCCACGGTAGGTGCAATCGCAGAAAACGGATTGGTGTAAAGCGCGCCAGTCTGAAAAGCAGACGCTGTTTTAGTTAATGGCGCGGACACGGAAGGCAGTGCAGCCGTGGTTTTAGCGCCTAACTTAGCTACGCCGCCAACGCCGCTAAACAGCAACGACAAGTCTGACAAGCCCGTCACCGGCTGCTCTGCCAACGTGCGCTTAATAGCCTCCCAGCTGCCGTATTTATTTGCGTAGTCCCCACCTACAGCTTTTGCCGCATCCGTTGCTTCTTTAAGCGTTGCAGGGTCAGTGCCCAGCACGTTCATAATGGCTTTGGTATATTCGGGCGCAGCCAAAGCAGTGGCCCCCGCCGCAGCTTTAAAGAGGCCTCTAATTGTTTCGACTGGGTTAGTAACAGCTTCTTTTAGCCCGGTAAGCTGCTTGTACACATCGCTCGGCGCGTTAAAAGGCGCTTCAATAATTGCTTCGCCTAAGCCGTACTGACGGCGAGGTAACGGTAGGCCTTCAGCGGCAATATCTTGGCCGCCGTATTTAGCCGCCGACGCGGCCAAATCTGTAGGCCCAGTGTCAGGTTCAACAGCCACACCGCCATATTTTTTAGCTGACTCGGAAAGATCTGCCATGACTAGTCCTTGATACCGTTGTCTTTTTTAAACTTGTCTGCCGAGCTTTTATCTGGAAAACGATACATCTTTCCGTCCGGCCCTTTAACATCAACTGAGCCTTTAGGCGGCGCATCCGGTGTACTAAGCACATCAAAAAAGTCCTGCATCTTAGGCTGCTTGCCTTTATACCCGCGCAAAGTTTCGTTAGCTTCGTAATACTCGGCCATTGCTTGTTTTTGCTGCGCAGCCGTTTGCATTTGCATAAACAGTTTGCGCAAACGCTTGACGTTTTCTTGTGGGCTAAGCCGCGCGTCAAAAGCGCGAGAAATTAAACGCTCGCCCTCAACCTGCGTAAACTGCGCGCCTAAGACCGCCCGCAAATTACGTTGAACAACTTCTTCAACCTGCTGTTTAGCCCCTAATGCCTGCGGGTTCATTAGCGCGTTAAAGAAGTCGGGCGCCAAACCAATAGACGGCCCAGACAAACGCTCTCCTGCAGCAAAACGGTCAAGCACAGATTTAATCTGACCCATATTTGCAGCAGCATCAGCGCCGCCGCCTTGCGACCAATCAAGGTAATCTTGCGCGTATTTTTGGTCAACCGCTTTTACGCCTTCAGGCAATCTGACGCCAACTTGAACTTTAGTGCCTGGGCCTTCAGTAGAAATGGTTTTAATGTGGTTCCGTAACGCTATAATTCGCGCTTCATAGCCTTTAGGTTTTTCCCTCTCAAGGCGATCTATCGTATCAAATGTATCGTTTATCTGTCGCAATGTGCCAGTTGCTCTATGGCCTTCTTGCACAATCGTAGCCATTTCTTTGTTGCCGCCAGCAAGTAACGACGGTACAAGCGGGTGAACGTCTTGGCCAAACGCGCTAATTGGCTTTTTCTCGGTTTTAGTTACCGCAGGCGTTTGTCTAGTTCCGTCAGGCAAAGTGACCATTTCGCCATCCCCCCCGACCATTTCTGGCTCAGATGCAACGGCGGGTGCAAATGTAGACGCGGGTGCAGTAGTCTGCGTGCGCCGCGCGACGTAAGCATCGAGCGGCAGAGGTTCACGGCCCGCTTCATATTCTGACAGTTGATACGCGGGGTATGCTTTTTCTGCGCTCTCTCTAAGGTCTTTTTTACGTCTATTTTCGGCTTCTAGAATGTCTTTTCCTGTCATCCCATATTGACTAGCTATGTACCCCTCATAGTTATTGGTAAATTCCTGCTCTGTGCGAAGCAACGCATCGGCTTCGGGCATAAGTCTAGCCGCGCGTGCACCAAGCGTGGGGTGTGCGTATAACGCTTTTGTACGCGCTTTAGCCTGCTCTACGTTACGTATCAGTGCAGGGCTGTAAACTTGGTTAAATTCCACTAAATCCCGGTCTAAATTTTTAGCTTCTAACTCTTTTTGTCTTAGGTCAGAAGTTTGTTTAGCTTCGCGAAGTTGTTCCCGTTTTAATTGCTTGTCTACCGCCGTTTCATAGTAGTCAGGCACTTCGCTTTGAATAAGTTTAAAATATTCAGGCGAACCAACTTCCAACCCAGGTTTAGCGTAAATGCGCGCAAGCGCGTTGCGTTGTGCGGCTTGGCGTTGTGCTTCTTGTGATTTTACAAGCGCGTTTTCAAACTCCGCAAACCTTTGCATACGGTTGAGCGGGCTTTCTTCAAGCGGAATTTGAACCGGTCGAATGCTCAGCGCAATATTAGGGTCAACTTGTGCCATAGCTAATCCTTATTTTGGCGGGAAATACGTACCCGGCGTTGTTTGCCCGGCGCTACGGTTATTTAAGGCGTTAATATACTCTCGGTCTAACTTATTCCGCGCTTGATTTTGTTCGTACGCCAAGTATTGCGACAGGCCAGTATTGGCGGCATTGGCTATACCTGCATAGCCTGACGCGCGCGCGACCCCGCCTTGAATTATGTTAGACCCAATATTTTGCCCCAGCTGACCGGCTTGTCCTGCGATTGTTGACGCAGTGCTTTGGCCCATGCCTGCAAGGCTTTGCAGCGGGTTCAGACGTGCTGCGCGTTCTGCTTGGTAGCGGTTAAATGCGTTGGTAAACTCCTGCGATCCAAGCTCTTGCCCGAACCGGGTAACGCCGCGCAGCTGGGCGCCGGACAGCAAACCGCCTCTAGCCGCTGCTGTGCGGTCAAGTGCCTTTAGGCCTTCACGCATACGGAACGCATAGCCTGGGTCTTGCTGGAACTGTTCCATGCCAAATGGCGTGTAGCGGGAAGCTTCAACTAGCTCAGGCAGCGCATTGACGCCAGCCTGACGAAACGGCTCTTGCAACGCCACTTGGCGCTCAAACATGCGCTCCTGCGCGGCAGTTGCGCGGTCAGTTGCTTTGGCTTGCTCTCTAGCCGCGCGGTCAGCGCCGTAGCCTTGAATTACACTGCCTGCTATAAACCCTGACATGGTGTACCCCCTGATAAGTGAAAGCCAAAATTTGCGCCAACAGCATTTCGGTAATCTATAAGTAGCTCATTACCAATACCGATATCTTTTATGGCAATCACATATAAATCATCATTAAACTTGTATGGTATTACGTTTGAATCGCATGAATGGTTAATGTACCGCCCTGCCGGAGTACGCTTTCCATCTAACCGGCCTGGGCAAATAACTTCACCCGCAAAAAAGTGCCTTGTCGCAAACATTCCAAGTCCATGCACTGGCGACTCTTTAAGTTCTATGTCATGCCCTTCTGGCATATCAATCAAATCGCTTTCGATGGTCACTATGGCGTCCATCGTGTCTTGGTCTACACCCAACTGCTCTAAAAACAGTTGGTAGTCTGCCCGCGCCGATTCAATTGCCAACCGTCTGCGTGTGTCACCTAATCCGCACTCCGGCACAACGTAAAGCCGTTCTTCAATAACACTTAACTCTTGGCAGTCGTCAGGGTTGTCATACACGTCAACCCACACCACTTCTTCTTCAAACACGCGCCCGGCGCGCTGCTCACCTGCCTTGGCGTCAAACTCGCACGGTGCTGTCAATACTTTAACTTCCGTACCGACATTAACTGCAATTGTGCCTTTTTCCAACCGCACGCGGTAGTCCGTCTTGTGCGCTGCGCCCGTCAATACTGTCCACGGCGGCACCGTAATCTTTCGCTCGTACACACCCGGCAAAAACGTGTGTGTTGTTACTATGTCAGCCTGCGGCATCTGCAACAGCTCGTCTTGCAGCGCAACGACTTTCTGCCGCATCACCTCTGGCGTAACCACCGCCGTGCTGTCAGGGTCAAATAGTTCAACCGCGTTCACATCACTACCCATCGTGACCCGCTGGCCACCGTTACCGTTGTGCCGCTGGCTACCGTTACCGGCCCCGCCGACATGCCCGACGTGCCTGACGCAATTGTGTAACTGACATCAATAGTTAAACTATTGACAAATATACCATTGCCAGCTACGAAATGCTCTGATGTTAATTCACCCGTGCTAGGTTTGTATAGTAGTTTTGCATTGCTGGTATAGATGGTCGACAGCGCGCCAGATGTGGCTGCTGCGAACGTCGGGTAAACGTTAGTGGACGTTGTGGTGTCATTGGTAATCGTGGCGCCCGACCCACTAGCCACCGCCCAAACGGCTGTCGTGCCGTTCGATGTCAATACAAAATTGTTCGCCCCAATCGGCAGGCGGGTCGAGCTATTGACCCCGTTGCCAATAATCAGGTCGCCCGTGCTAGTAACTGGCGATAAGGCATTGAACGCTGCGCTGGCAGTGGTCTGGCCTGTACCGCCATTGGCAATCGGCAGGGTGCCGGTTACTTGGCTAGTCAGGCTGACGTTAGAGAGCGTGCCACCAAGTGTCAGGCTGCCGCTGGACGTCACCGTGCCAGACAGGCTGATGCCGTTGACCGTACCGGTGCCGGAGACGCTGGTCACCGTGCCGACATACTGGTCGTTGGATGTAATCGTGAAGTTCGGGTATGTACCGGTAACGCTGGTTGTACCTGCACCGGTCAGCGATACGATCTGATCAGGCGCCGTATTTGTAATGGTAAAGCTGGGGTATGTACCAGACGTGCTGATGCCTGTGCCGGCGGTCAGTACGACCGTCTGGTCTGGCAACGTGTTGGTAATTGTAAAGCTGGGGTACGTGCCCGACGTGCTAATACCTGTACCGCCGGTTAGCACGACCGTTTGATCAGGGGCTGAATTGCTGATCGTAATGGCCGCAGAGCCGTCGTACGTTGTACCGGCGCTATACGAAATGCCGGTGCCAGCGGTCAGGGCGTTAGCGACGCTGCCTGCCTGGCCGCTAATGTTGCCCGACACTTTGCTGCCTGCAATCGACGTAATCCACGTTGGGTCGGCGTATGAGCCAGTTGTGTAGACCCCGTTGGTAACCGTCCCAGAGTTACCTAAGATATCAATGTTCCAAGTGCCGGTAGCCCCGCTACCCGTCGTGCTAGGTACGCTCAAGTTGGTGCGAGCGCCTGCCGCTGTGGTGGCGCCTGTACCACCGTTGTCGACATCTAGCGTGCCTGCAAGCGTGATGGTGCCAGAGGTTGTGACCGGGCCGCCAGAGGTTGTCAGACCTGTCGTGCCGCCGGAGACATTGACCGACGTGACAGTGCCAGACCCCCCGCCACCGCCAGCGTTAACTTTATTGAGCAGGTTGACAAAGAACCGATACCAGTCGCGGCCAACCAGTCCCGTACCATCGTCGATAATCGGCGATTGGTTCTTGGGTAGTTGCGGTTCGTTATCGGTATTAGGCATTGGTGCCGGACAATACGAGTTCGGCACCCATAATGGCGATCTTGACGGGGTCGGTGCCAGACACCTCGTAGACGCGGTCGCGCAGCTTGTCAGTCATGCCCAGACGGCGCCAGAAGGCCCGGTAGCCGTAGTTGCCTATCTTGCCCATGCCCGTCCAGTGTTCGTTTGACCACGTATGGCCGCCATCGTCTGACCACCGCAGCATGACCTGCGGGTCGTTGCCCTGACCCGTCACAAGTCCCACGCCCGTCTCGCATTCAAGCTGCAAGGTATGCTGGGCGGTACGCTTTAGGTTGTTCTGGCCGGTCGGTATCGCACGCCATGACCGCAACCATTTTTGCGGCAGGTTGTCGTCAGCAAACACGTCCAAGTCATACGCGTAAATCTTGCCGTTCTGGAAATCGCCGACAACCACCTCGTTGTTGTAGAACATCTGGCAGTTAGCCCGATGCCGGATGAACTGACCGTTGGCAAACCCGGCGCGTTCATGCCAGGCTTGCGTTGCCATATCGAACACCCAGGTTTTCTGCGCTGTCGGAAAGGTCAGCACGTAGAACGAATGGCCGTCCTGCTGATAGGTAAAACCAATCGCGTCAGAAATGGAGCCGTAGCTTTGAATGGCGTACTCGACCGCGTGGGTCGATATCCGTTGCCCGGTGTAGCCTTGCGCGCGGAAGACGATGCCCTGACCACGGGCGTCTGACCCAAGCCAAAACAACGCGTTATCCATCTTGGCAACCGAGAAGGTCGCCGCGCAGCCAATCTCATTGACCGCCCCCTGAATACGCGCCAGAGGGAAGTCTACATCGCCCGCGTTGTACCAAACCTCGACCGACTGGGTGCCAAACAGCCAAACCTCGCGGTGGTCGACAAACAGCGACACCAAGTTGTCCGGCATACTCTCCGCGCTGGCAAAACTCAGCGGGTCAATCTGGGTGCCGTCCAGCAGCTCAGACACCCAAAATTTCTGCGAGTTTGGTTCTTGGAAGATGAAATAGCCGTCCAGATAGCCTACGGTTATCGCGCCGGGAAAGTCCACGTCCGTAATCTCAGCGTACTCTTCAGTCGCCGCGTCGTAGATAAACCCTTCTGGGTTAGCCGCGATAAAGAGCTGCGTACCGTTGTCGACCATTGATACAGGCCCGGTGCCGGACACGCCGCCGATCGGGGTGACCGTCCAGTTGCTGTCAACCCGGTACAGCCGGGAGCCGGACACCACGTAGCCGTAGTTGCCGTACGCCCACATGCCACGGATAGGCCCGGTGCCAACCGTAGCCAACCGGCGTAAGCCTGGCGCGCGGTTTAGATACGCAGGCTCGTTACCTTCTGGCGCGGGTGTAGCTTCAGGATACAGGTTGACCATGCGGCTGTCCGCAGCGTTGACACTGCGAGCCACATAAGCTTGGCCAAGGATGGGCGTCTTCACGGTTTAGTAGTTACCCGCGTAGATGTTGTACCGCTGTCTGCTGGCCACGATCGCGTAAGGCATGGACATCACGTCATCTGGGTTGTTGATGCGCTTCAGATTACGCTTGGACGTCATGGCGATTCGGGTTACCTGCGGCATTGGCTCGACACCAAACTCGTTGGCAATTTCCATCGCCAAGTTGTACTTGAACGCCCGCAGGTAACCCGGCGGGAAGGACAAGACGGTGTTGAGCATAGCGGGCTTAGTCAGCTGCTGCACCGACACGAAATGCCACTCCAGAAGCCTTGTGGGCTTCGGATAGATGGTCATTGTGATGTCAGGGAAGGTATTGTTGACAAACATGACCTGCGGATACGTGCTGGTCACGGTCTTGACCGCGATCCCGTTGTACTGCTGCTGGTTAATCAGCTTGATGCCGTAAGACACGTTGGTCTGCGGATCGCGGAAGTACGTAGAGTCGTCAATCAAAATAGGACGATTGCCGACAAAGTCGCCGGTTGGCCCTAGC